CAGAGGAATGCTGGGGCGAGTGTGACTATTGGTGCTGTCAACGGAACTTATATATTGGACAGGTATTCTTGGTACACTTCGCAGGCATCTAAATTATCCACGCAAAGAAGCACAGTAGCTCCATCTGGCTTTTCAAATTCAATGCTGATTACAAGCCTTTCGGCATATAGCATTACAAGCACTGACTATTTTTGGTTTAGGCAGGGTATAGAGGGATTTAATGTCAGCGATCTTGCTTGGGGTACGGCTTCGGCTGGATCAGTAACGCTTTCTTTCTGGGTTAGATCAAGTCTCACGGGAGCATTTGGCGGAAGTCTTTACAATGAAACGGCTGGATATAACTGTCCTTTTTCATACTCAATCTCAGCCGCAGACACTTGGGAGCGTAAAACAGTTTTGATTAGTGGGGCAACAACTGGAACATGGAAAACAAACCAAGACTGCGGGGTATTTGTTCAATGGACGCTTGGCTCTGGCTCAACAAGAACTGGAGGAACTTCTGGAACTTGGCAAGCAAGCTCAACCGATGGCCCAAACGGAATTACAAGCCTAGTCGGCACAAACGGAGCCACATTCTACATCACAGGAGTCCAACTCGAAGCTGGCTCAACCGCCACCGACTTCGAGCGCAGGCCGATTGGGACTGAGTTGGCGTTGTGTCAGAGGTATTATGAAAATGTGGGGGCGTATCTTTCAACAACCAGTTGGACTGCAATTATAAACCCAGTATTTCCTAGAGTTCAAAAAAGGTCAAATCCAACAATAACAACTGTTCCTGCATCTGGCTCTGGAGCAGTATTTACTTGGCAAGGTTCAACTACTGAAAATGGAAATGGTTCCGCATATCAAACAACTGGGAATAGTGTTTTGGTTCAGGGGGATGTTCGTTTTTCTTCGGAGCTGTAAATATGTACAAAAAATATAATACACCATTCGGCAACTATGTAATACATAGGCTTACTGATAACGCCTTCATCCCCCTCGACCCAGCCAACACCGACTACCAAGCTTATCTGAAATGGCTGGAAGAAGGCAACGAGCCGCTCCCTGCGGACGAGCCGAGTGAGGGGTAAATGACCCTCGACCAGATCGCCAACCAGGTCTGTATTAAGACCCATGACACATCGGCTGGAGCTGTGTCGGCAGTAAAAACATTTTGCAAAAACCGCTACCAGATGATTTGGGATAGCCAGCTCTGGAACAACAGTCTTGCCGTGACCAACCAGGCCGTGGTCACCAATGACTCTGTAATCACAATCTCAGACTCAAACATGGATATGCCCGTGGCAGTCAAGCTGGATACAACTCCCATTGACCCAGCCAACTATGGATCTGCCTTTGTCCTTTCACCCAACTCCTTCACTGGGTCTGGGCCTACATCTGCTTTTGTTGTCCTTTCCAAGTCTGACTCTGGCAACATCAGAATCCAGCTGCTGAAGGCCGCCTCACAGTCTGGCACGCTGTCAGTCCTTTGTAAGACCAAGACCCGTGTGACCAACAACGGTGTCTCTGCCTATCGTTCGCTTGAGCAGGACGATGATGTTCCTGTCATCCAGACAGCCGAGCAGGCCCTGGTGACCCTGGTTGAGGCCGACATGCTTGAGTATAAGCAGGCATATGCCAAGGCCCAGGCCAAGCAGGCCGAAGCCCTGACACTACTCGCCCTGGCCCGTAATGTGGAAAGATCCCAGGGTGCCTCCAGGTTTGAGGTATCAGCCGATCATATGGGCGACTGGACCAGGGATGACTGGGAGGTTGGCAGGAGCGAAATCACATTCGTCTAGGTCATGCCCCTGGTATTTGACGAGGCACTCGACTCTCCCCTTCTATTTGACGGGCAGAGGGCGTTCAATGGGGGTGAGGACTCAAACTCCCAGGCCAGGATCATTGGTGAAAACCAATGCACCGAGCTGGTCAATGTCGAGCTGGATCGGGATGGAGTGGCTAATACCAGGCTCGGGCTTGTGCTTGGGCCATCCGTGGACGGCTCCAACCCCATCCGTGGGATAGCCTCGTTTAAGACAACTGCTATCAGCTCCCAGCTGGTTGCCTTCTGCAACGGCAGCCTAAGATACATGAATAGCTGGAATACTGGCTTTGTGCTTGGTTCATCCTCAGTCGTAACGGCGGCAAACCAGGTTCAGACTGCCAGCTTGGCCGACAAGCTCTACTTCGTGGATGGGTCTGTATCTGGTCAGCTCAAGTACTGGGAGGGTTCATCCGTGGTGACGATTGCCACCTCTGGCGGAACATCGGCACCAGCTGGCATGACCCACCTGATCAGCTCCAATGGGCGACTCTTTGGGGTTCGTCAGTCCGAACCCGACACGCTCATGGTGGGTGACTTTCTCTCCTCTAACTTCAATACCGTAACCAACTCGATTAGGATTGGTGGAGACGGAACCCCCATCACGGCCATCTGCGAGTGGACGGGGGATCGTATTGCTGTCTTCAAGGAAAGCAGGGTCTTTGTGGTCAGCGGGATCACCCAGACATCTGCGTCCAATTTCACGATTGAGGCGGTCGACAATGTGGTCGGTGCCCTGGGTCGGCGTGCCGTGGTTAGGGTGGGGGCTGACATTGCCTTCATGGCCCGTGACGGGGTAAGGCTGCTGTCGAGAACCCTTCAGGGTGCCGAACAGGCGGTGTCTGCACCGATCTCCAAGGTCATCCAGGGCAGGATTGATCTGATCGACATCAGCCAGACTGATGACATCTGCATGGTCTTCCACGAGAACACCGTGATTCTCACAGCCAAGAAGACAGACGGTAACTTCCAAACCTTGGCCTATGACACTCAAAGCAAGTGCTGGCTGGGTGAATGGACTGGCAGATTTTATCCCCTTTCGGCCACCCAGGCTACCAACGGGATTACTCTTCCAGGCAATGTGGCATCCACGGCACTCTTTACTGGGCTGGTATTTGGGGACAGGTCGGGTCGTGTCTACCTGTGGAGAAGGGGACACAACTTCGGCTCCACTCAGGCCAAGACATATTCGGACGACAGTGCGGCCACCCTGGATGGACTTGTCCCAATACCCACCACGGTAGCATCCAGGGGTTTCACATTTGCCGAAGCTGGCTCTAGGAAGCTGGGCAACAAGTGCGAGATTGAGTTCTATAACTCAGCCGCCACAGCCACGATTGAATACAAGATGGACAACAGCTCGGTATGGGAAACCCTTGAGACCGTTGCCACGGCTTCCGCCCCCCTGACTTTGCCATTCAATCTCCCGCAGCTGATGAGCGGATTCCCAGCCCTCAAGGAGGCTGGCAACACCCTGATCGACCAGGATGAGTTCAGGGAGATTATCCTGAGGGTCAGCTCCACCTCTGGGTACCTGGCCGTGCGTGGCATATCGCTATCGGCCTATCTCAGGCCCTATCTTGTCTCTTGACAGACAATCAACTGCTAGGCATATAGAAGCATATATGGGAGGAGGAGGAGGATCACCACCGCCTGCACCCGATCCATACGCCCAAGAGCGTGCGGATTCGGCAAAGCGCAGGGCTGAGTACGACAAGGAGCGTCAGGAGGTTTATATCCCACGCACCAAGGAAATGTTGGCCAGCAACGAGGCCCAGCGTCAGCAGTTCTTCAAGCTGATCAACCAGTACTATCGGGATACCAACCCCCTTCGTAAGATTGCCGTTACCGATTACTCCGTCCCAGAAGACCAGCGTGGTCTCGGTGTTTGAAGACGATATTGGTTTAATCGAAGATTTCATACGGGATAACTATTCCCCAGCCATAGCCTGGGGTGATTTCAAGCCCTGGATGCGTTGGTACAGGGAAAACAAGCTGTTGGGTTACATCAAGAGGGACAACGAGATACAGGGTGTTGCCCTGGTAAGGTTTGTCCATTCCACCAAGCAGGCCCTATCGGAGCCTTACTTTAACGATCCTTTTGCCCAGATCTGCTGGATCGAGCTGGTCATAGCCCCAGAGCCAGATGTGCTTGCCAGGCTAATCGACCTGCTCCTGGTGGTATGGGGACCCAGGGAGAAGTTTGCGGCAAGAC